GACGTTTGGCGTGTACTCCCACGTGCCGACGATCTTCACGATGTCGTTGTCGCCCTCTTCGACCCCGGTGACTTCATCGACCTCGTACAACGTCAGCCGCTCCGCCGTCCCATCGTGCGTGCGAATCAGCAACCCATAATCCCCGGCCCCCATCGTCAACGGCTTATCGACCTTCACCCCGTCCGCGTACACCGCCACAATCCGCCCGCCCGTCGCCCGTTGCAGGCTCGGGTGCTGCACGTACACGATGTCGCCGAGATTCGTGTAGATCGCGTCCAGGCACGCCGGGATCTCCACCATACGCTTCATGTACTGGTTGACGCGAAGCTGCCGGCTGGCGTACCGCCAGACCCTCGACCGTTTCGTGTGCCCAAAACAGTCCAGGCTCGCCGGGATGTCGTTCTCGGCCCCCAGCAGAGGCACCGGCCACGACTCTGCACCGTAGTCGGCGTTCTCATCGTAGAACTCCGCATCGTAGACCGTCGCGGCCTCCGACGTGTCAATCCACGTCTCGCTGAACCCCTCCCGCAGGTTGGAGACGTTGAACATCTGCACCGGCGTGCCCGGCTTGTCGATCACCACCCCGATCTTATTGCCCCGGAAGTAGGGCATGGCGCAGGCACTCCGCAGTACGCGAATCGCCTGCTCCCACGTGGACCCCTCTTCGTCGAAGACGCCGTTGAAGACGAACCGCTTCTCCGTCCCCCCAGCCTCATCGGACACCATCTCGTCGCACCAGTCCGCCAGGGCCACAAAGTCATCGAGCACGAGATAGCTCGGGTCCAGCCTCCGGTACGACTCCACCGCATACGGCACCGAATCCCCATTGCCCTTGATGATCGGACGGGTCAGAACGTCAAACGCCACCCACGCCGGATTGTCCGACCACTCGATGCCCCAGGTGGAAGTCGCATCGTCGTATACCCGGACCAGCTTGCCCTTGATCTTGACGTAGTAGTCAATCGCGCCGGAGATGTCCTTGGACGCCGCCGCCCCGATCGCGGTGTAAGCAAGGCCAGGATGCTTCTGTGCCGTTGTAAACGAACACTGAATGCAATCGAAGTAGAAGTCATCCCCCCGGTCGCTGTGGCGAGAGTTGTTTCGGGTAATGCCCACCTCGTAGGTCGTGCCGGGAACCAGCGTCAATGGTGTGCCACCTGTTTTTATGAAGGGGACAGAAGCGCCGTCGTACGTGCCGTCAAACCACATGTGAACGCGAACGGGACTTGATGTTTTGCCACTGATCCAACCGCTGAAGATCGTCTGCCAATCGCCCCCAACTTCTCGTACGCGAAAAGTCACATCGACATCAGTATTGCTGCTGGAACCATCGGTGCTGTTGTTCTTGAATCCGTTGGGGAATCGCAGTACCGCCGCCGCTCGGTCGCACTTGACAGCCGTGAACGTGGCCGTCACCTCATTCGGGGACACGCTCGTATCGTTGCACAGTTGATTGACCAGAATCTCGAACGCATCCGGCACGCTCGACGCCTCCTGGTCGTCGGTGCCGACGAAGTGCTCAATGACAAAGTCGTCTGATCCATCATACTGATCTGCATTTTTGCCGTTGAGCTGCTCGGTCCCGTCAACGACCCCCTCAATCGGACCATCGCTGTAAGCGATTTTCATGTAGTATAGGTCCGTTGCACCACGAATATACGTGTACATGTACCCATAGACGTTTTTTTGTATGACCGTGTGCTCGCTCATCGCATACGCTGAAATGATGCTGCCCCGGACCCCGAACGTCCCATAGACCAATGGAACAAACGAGCCCACCCGTTGCGTCGTCTGCGGGTCCCATGCGTAGTGCTGGCTCGCATCCTTGGCACCCTCGCCCGGCCCCACCAGGGCATTGAGCGCCAACGCCCCGCCCATCATAATCGCGCCGGACGCAAGAGACGCCCCAAACGAGCCGGATGCAAGACCTAACAGGTGCACGGAAGCCCACGGTGCGAACGCCGCCAGGGCAATCATCCCGCCGATCATCAGCGCCTGGTCACCCTCGCCAACGATCGGCCGAATCACAAGCTGGTTGACCGGCCCCGGCACCAGATCCCAGTCGGCCGGATCGACCAACTCGCCTTCCAGAAACGCCTGCACTTGGACGTCCCGGCCCTCAATGATGTCCTGTTCGATGATCTGGCGAAGACTCCGCCCATCGCACCGCACGAACTGCCACGCCCGTTTCGTCGTCATCGGCGTGAGCATGATGACCGTTTCGAGGTAGTTCCTGGGCCACCAGTACCCGTCAATCGTGTCCCGCCACGGCCTTCGAGATAGAGGCTCGGCAATCACCTTGCCCGCCGCCCGGCCCGGACAGTGCAGGAACAGGTTGTCGTTCGGCAGCACCACGCCGATATGCGCGTTGAGGTCTTTGCCGCTGAACGTCACCAGGGACCACGGCCGCGGCCAGTCCAGCCGGACGTAGTCCGTCTGCTGCTGCTCGTACACCGGCCGCGAGTCCGCCGGGTCCACCTTGCCGATCTCGGGGATGTCGACACCGATCCGCGCCATGAACGCCTTGACCAGCCCGTAGCAGTCATAGGCGTCCGGTCCCGTCGCCATGCGCTTGTACGGCTTGCCCAGGAAGTCGGCGAGAATGACATCCAGCTCTTTCGGCGTAAATCGAATCATGCGTACCTCACCGCCTCTCTCCGCAGGCTCAACGGGCCTCCATAGTTGCCGGGGAACATCCCTCTCGCCACGCAGTCGTCCGGGTTGCGGTTGCACGTGGCCAGCGCCCCGGTGTAGCCGCACCGCGTCGACTTGAACTTGTGCCTACAACTGTGCGGGTTGAACCGATCCTCCGGCACCCGATACCGCACCGCCGGCGGCACCCCCAGCGTGAACGACACATCCGGCCATCGGTTTTCCGTCCCCACAACGGTCATGCTCACCGCATCGTCGCTGTAGTCCTCCGCCAGATAGTCCGTGTTGACCTGCACGAAGCTGATCGTGCCGCCGATCAAGCCGTTGCACGTCCGCATGTAGCCCTGGAGCACATAGCCCACGTTGGTCACGGTCATGGTCAACTCGGGGATCTCTCCTTCAGAGTCGCACGTGAACCCACCGATGGAGAAGTTGAACGCTGTGTACGTGTTGCCCCCGTAGCTGACGTCTTCGGTGTTCGCCGCATACCGCAGCGTGCCGCCGCTGTTGGGCAGCGTCACCGTCAACAGCCACACCCACGCCCCCGGCTGGGAAAGCTGGTTCTTCAGCGCCGTTAAATTAGCCGGCATCTCAGGCATTATGTGTACGTCCCTATGGCCTCAATCAACTCGATCTCCACCCGCCAGGTGCTCTGACCGTCGCCCTCCAGCGTACACTTCGGCGGCCCGAGAAAATGCACGAAGTAGTTCGTGCTGTTCGTCGGGTCCGTGAACTTGATCGGCACCGCGCCGCAGCCGGCGTCGTCCTCCCAGAACTCGTCCAGGCTCTCCTTGTTCGTGTTGCTCAACTGGCTGTACACGAACGACCATCGCAGGGGAACCTTCGTCTTGGTCTTGACCACCAGATAGGCCCCGTCCTCCAACGGCGTGCGACTGACCGGGTCAATGGCCGGCTCGCGGACAAAGCCCTCTTCGTCCGGGTTGACGCCCAAAGCTGGATACACAGGTTGCGCCATGGGCTACCTCCGCCGATTCGCCCGCGAGATCGGGCCGTTATTGCGCTTGTCCTTGAGCACCATGCCCACGATCATCCGTCGGCCGTCGAACTGCACCCCCGTCTGCTGCGCCTCCACCTGAGCCGATGACTGGTTCTGGATGTTGAACACCGGCTGAGGCAGGGTCGCGAAACGACCAGCCTGGACCTCGGCGGCCGATTTGACTTCCTCCCCACGTTGCAGAATGGCCGGGTACTCGTCCCACCGCAGCCCGTTGTGCAACCGGGGAGCACCGGCAAACACGCTCCACGGAACATCCCTCACGGAAGGCGGCGTGGTTCCAACCCGCCACCCACCGTGCGCCACCGGCGTCTGGTAGCTGATGTCCGTCGCCCCCATCGGCACATCCGTCGCCGCCGGCGTGCCACCAAAGTAGCTCACGAAGGCCCTTTGCATCGCATCGGCGAACGGCTGTGTGACCTGCTGGCGAAGGAGCATCCTTGCGATTTCCAAGCCCAGCGCCTTGATTGCATCCCCGGCCGATCGAGCGCCAAGCACCATGTCCTCGAACGCCGTGGCCCACGCATCACCGAATTGTTCGCCCAGCTCTACGAGCTTCTTGCGCTTCTCCAGGCGGTCCAGTTCTTCGTTGTACTGCACCAGCTTGGCTCTGGCCTCAGCGGTCTTGTCGCCGTACGCCTCCATGACCGCCGCCTCGTACTCCACCATCTTCGCGGCCCGCTCGTGGCTGTGTTCCAGGTGGCCGATGATCTGCAT